GTAGCTACTAAGCTAGAACAAGCATCCAAGGCTCACGCTGGACAAGCAAAGGTCTTGCGTAAGATCGTGGATGCCAAGATGTCTAAACAAAGAAAACTAGTTAAGTAATGCCAAAGAAAGCAAAGAGTGGAGGTAAGATATGCCCAGAAGGTAAAGCCTGGGCTAGACGTACGTTTGATACGTACCCATCTGCCTATGCTAATATGGCTGCATCCAAGTATTGCAAGGACCCTAACTACGCCAAGAAGTCTAAGAGTGCTAAACGTAAAAGAAAATAATGTCACAGCTAGCAGAATGGAGAAAACAGAACTGGGTAAGGATTGGAACTGATGGATCTATCAAAGGACCTTGCGGAACGTCGAAGGATAAGAAGAACCCTGACCGTTGCCTCCCTAAAAGAAAGGCTCTCAGTCTTACGAAAGCAGAGAGAGCTAGCACAGCTAGAAAAAAGAAAGCAGCAGGAGCCAAAGGAAGAACAGTCGTAGCAAATACACCGAAAGCAAAAGTAAAAAGCAAATGAGGAAGGAACACAAAAGCAAAAAGGGAGGACTCACTGCCGCTGGTCGTGCCTACTTCAAGCGCAAGACGGGTGCTAACCTCAAGGCTCCGGTCACGGAATCCAACCCCAAGGGCAAGAAGCTAGCGAGGAAGAAATCATTTTGTGCCAGAATGTCTGGCGTCAAGGGTCCAATGAAGGACGACAAGGGAAGACCAACACGGAAGGCACTAGCCTTGAAGCGTTGGAAATGTTAATCAATAATTAATGGCTGAATACCGCACATACGATCGACTGGATGACCGCATTTCCAAGGATGGAGATGTTGGTTTTATTGGTTTTAATAATCGGATGCGGCCTGATCAGTTGCCGCCATCTTTGCTTGCGGACGCTCAGAACATGCGGACTGACCGAAGGGGTGAAGCACAGGTCAGGAAGGGCTTAGAGTTAATTGTTAGCCCATTGTCCACGGGTTCCGATGCTCTTACACTTCCATTCTACTTAGTTGCTGATGATACATCTGTAACACCGGAACAGACCGACGGAGCCGTGGTTCTAACAAATGTTACTGCTACAAATTTTCCAAGCACTGGAACAGTTAATGTGTCAGGCGTATCCGGGCTTACTCCTGCTGTTAATGGTGACCGTGCATTCACAAAGAATAGTAGCACACAGATTACCATAGCTGACCAAACATACAGCGGAACAGCTAGCGGCACTGCAACAGTAAAGTTCGGCATACTCAATGATGGTGCTGTCAATGCTATCTATGGCTCCTGTGCTTTCTCGGATCCTAACGCATCGGCTAGTCAATACGTCATATTTGCTTCTAACTCAAAAGGGGTTGCTGTTAATATAGCTACTGGAGCGACTACGGACATTGCTTATCCAGCTGGAGTAACGGTATCGGCTGCTGGGTCCATGCTGCAGTCATTCAACAAGGTATTTATATTCCGTGATGGCGAAACTGCCTTGGAGTGGGATGGCTCATTTAGCGGAACACCTGCCTTTACAAAGGTAGCAAGCGGAACATATACGCAGCCAGTTAATTTAGCTGCTACTGGTTTTACAATAACTAATGGACTCGCTACCGTAACAGTTTCTAATACCCTAGCGGTTGGAGATACGGTAAACCTGATTACTGCCGGAGGAAGCACACTTGCTGCAGGAACTTCTTTTACTGTATCTGAGGCAAGTTCGTCTGCATTTAAATTTTTTGTTAATACTGACGATGTTTCAAATCAGACTGACGTTCACTTCATTAAAAGAGTATCAGTCGGTCTAGGGTTCAGTCATATGCCAGCACCACCATATGCAGTTTACCATCAGCGTAGGCTAGTAATGCCGTTCAAGTTCAGTGTTGATGCGTCACCGGATTCATTTACCGCAAGAGGCATACTCGATGAAGTCATCGCATCCGACATTCTGGACACTGATACCTATGACCAGATATATGCCCAATACAGGTTCAATGCTGGCGAAGCTGACTTTAACGTAGGCCTGCACTCCTTTTCGGAGGACAACCTTATGGTTTTTAATCGTAATAGTATTCACTTAGTTACTAATACAACGTCCCTACAAGCAGCCAGCACTAGGCTTTTAACTAACGAAGTTGGCTGCGTAGCCCGTCAATCAATTACACAGGTTGGTAATCAGGTTATCTTTCTATCTGACAACGGTGTTTACAGCACTCAGTTCTTTGATGAATACAACCTTCGTGGCACTGAGACTCCATTAAGTGAGGCAATTAACGTAACTATTAAAAGAATCAACAAGGCGCATTGGGACAAGTCCGTAGCTGTTTACTTTGACAACAGATACTTCTTGGCCGTTCCTCTGGATGACTCAACTAAGAACAACGCTATAATAATTTACAACTTCCTCAACAAGCAGTGGGAAAGTATTGACCAAGTTAATGATACGGACTTTCACATTTCTAACCTGTTAGTTGTTGGTGAAGGCGATGCACGTGGAGTATATGCAGTCAATGACATTGGCGGTGTCCAGAAACTGGATGAACGAGTTGATGGCGTTGACAGGGTAGTCACTCAGATTGGCGGGGATTCAAAGAGTATTAATGTCCCTGGTTCATTGACTACGCGTCAATACACACTTGGGAATCTTGAAAGAAAGAACTGGAAGCAGTTTGAAATGCACATTGAGTCCGACACCTCTGCGGTCTCTAACTTTAATATATCCGCTGAGACAGAGAACCCGGATGCTGATCTTACTTTAGGCACACTTAGCGACTTCGTTGGCTCAACTCTAGCTGAGGCCGAAGATGTGTCCATCCGTGGTAGAATAGGTAACCGTCGAGGTTACGGAATACAATTTACAATTAATAATACATTAGGAAGACCAAAGATTAGAGCCGTTGAAGCCGATGGGTCCATATCCTTCCGTTCAACTAACAAAGCAGAATAATGGCAATTTTATCAAAAGGAACAGATTTTACAACTGGCGATCAGGTCACGGCGGCTAAACTAGATGCACTAGTTGATAGTGCAACATTTGCAGCAGGAGCCGTTGATGACAGCACTACAGCCCTGGACAGTTCTACTCCGAAGAAAATTATTGTCAAGAATGGTGGTATATCGTCTACTCAACTTGCTACTGATGCGGTCACGACAGTAAAGGTTGAAAACAATGCTATTACCCTAGCAAAGATGGCGACCCAAGCCGACCAGACGGTCCTTGGAAATGTGTCAGGTGGAGCCGCAGTGCCTACCGCAGTACCCATTGTAGGAGCGGCTGGCATACTTGTTAATAATGACTCACTCGGAACGGATGATACCAAGGGTGCAACACAGGGCAATATTAAGGCGTATGTTGACTCAAAGTCTACTTTTGATCCTGCTACTTATTCAGGCGGAGAAACCACGACACTTCCTAATGGATTGATCATGAAGTTCGGGACAATAGAGGCTGCGAATAACGCCGCAACGGCTGTTAATTTTGCCGTAGACTTTCCTAATGCTGTCGTTAGCGCACAGATTACAATTTTAGAAGATAATAATACTGATCGACAACCTGTAAAAATTGGATCCCTAGGTACCTCAACTTTAACGATACGAAATACGACTAGTACTAATCTTACAACGCATTGGCTGGTATTTGGTCGATAATAGTGGACTAATATAATTTGATATAGTAATTTAACTTCCATGCCATTACCTAAAGCCAGAAAGATAAGAACTCCAGAGGAGCAACAACTTGTTATTAATGCTGCTATTGCGGACAATGACAAGATGACTTATCCTACTCACATCATTGAGAAGGGCAACGAAGTAGTCGGAGGATGGTCGCTTGGCTCGATACCACTGGTTATGGTTTGGCATAAGTCCGATGCCGTTAGTGCTAAGGAGTCCTTGATACTTAATAATACTTTTCGGACCATAATGGATGACCGCTCACCGAACGGTTACTTTATCGCCTGCAATAATAACTCCCCCTACATCAACCATATGGAAAAGTTTGGCTACGAACCCATATGGAAAACTAACCTGTTTGTATCTAATGAAATTATTTAAATTTATTCTTGAACCCATCAACAGATGGCTTTGGTCATTCCTTTGTAAGCGGCACTTAATACTGTTTTGTAGTTCTGATGCGCCTGACCCAGTTGATCCGGGTAAATCAATGGGTCAATACCTATTTGGTAAAAAAGAATTTAAGTCAGCGCAGGGAGTTACGGACCCGTTGCTTCAAGGTCGTTTACTTGAATCGGAGGCAACCTTTCGTCCACTATATACCGCACTGGAGCTTGCGGACATTCAAACAATGGCGCAGGGGCGAACTGAGGAAGTTGCCAATCCAGCGTATGAAGGAGTGCAAAGGAATATATCTTCTTTGGACAGAGATCTAGCTGAAGTAAATGAAAAAGGACAGCAAGTCTTAAGGGGAGATAAAAGGAAAAAAGCCGAAGCCAGAAAGCAACAATTAGAAAAAAGCCTTGAAAGTATATCACCAACCTTAGCACCACAAGCTGGATTATTTGACCTACTTGAGGATCAGTCAAGACGTGCAGGTGATTTACAACGTGAGCAGTTACAGCTACAGCGTGAGTCCGACGTAGGTGCATTGCAGGAGTTCGCACCTCAAGTGGTTGAGGCTTACCGTGGAGCTGACCCATACAGCACGGGACTAGCCGAGCAACAGACTGCTATGGCAGAGGATCTTTACCAGCGTTCGCAAGGTCTAAACCCTGAGCAACAGCGTTTAGTTGATCAGCAGGCACTAGGTATGGCACAACGTCAAGGACGCGTATCGGACCAGAGTGCAATCGCTGGTCAACTCATGGGCCGTGAACAGTATCTATCCGGTCTTCGTCGAGAAGCGGCAGGCATGGGACAACAAGCGTTTGCTCAAAACCGAAATCTAGCAGGTGACGTAGGTATGACTATCTTAGGTCGTCCTTCTGCTGCTGTTGGTCTAGGCGGGTCAATGCTAGGACAGGCACAGCAAGGTGCAGCAGGACCTATGGGTCCTCAGTTATTTGATCCTAACGCGGGTATCAATATGGCCTTGCAACAACGTGGGCAGGATATGACGTTCCAGGGTATGCAGGATCAAGCTAAAGCAGCTATGATCGGAGGCGTGACCCAAGCGTTTGGTAGCATGGCTGGGGCAGCGGCCAGCGGTGGTGGTGGTTGTTGGGTAGCCCGTGAGGTCTACGGCATCGAGAATCCTAAGTGGATAGAGTTCCGTGAATGGATGCTGA